TTAGTTACAATCTCGTCGATCAATCCAAAATCAAGTGCTTCTTGGGCACTCATAAAGTTATCCCGTTCCATAGCATTGTAAAACTCTTCAAAAGTTTTACCCTTAGAATTATGGTTAACATAAATTTGAGTGAGATTTTGTTTCATCTTCAAAATCTCTTTTACTTGGATTTCCATATCTGTAGCCTGTCCGCCAGCACCACCCGATGGTTGGTGAATCATGTGTCTAGCGTTTGGTAGCATTTTACGCTTGCCAGGAGCACCAGCAGTAGCAAGCAAACTTCCCATACTACAGGCTTGGCCCATGACGATTGTGGATACATCAGGCTTAATGAATTGCATAGTATCGTAAATAGCCATGCCCGCTGTAACTACACCGCCCGGGCTATTGATAAAAAAGTTAATGTCTTCATTGCCCTGACTTTCTAAAAATAACAACTGTGCTACAATCAAACTAGCTGAATGTTCGTTTACATCTGTATCCAGCATAACAATACGGTCCTTTAACAAGCGACTGTAAATATCATAACTACGTTCTCCGCGAGCTTCTTGCTCGATTACCATCGGCACTAAATTAGGCATCTTATTCCTCTATTTTATCTAATGAATGAAAACTTTGAAAGGGCGCTTTATACACTGAGTAATTAATTGCTTCACTTAGTGTATTAAAAATCTTTGTTTGTAATGAGTTGAGTAACCAGTATTTTAATTTATACATTCTTTTTTACAAACGGTTCTAAATTTGGTGGAACCCAACCTACTGGCTTTAACACCTTGCCGTCCTCACGCTTACGCACGAGTCCAGTCTCTTTATCGATCTTAGCAAAGTTAGTTGACATAACTTCACGCCATGCACCTTCAGCATCAAACCCTGCACTATGTATAGCACCAATTGTAACAACTAGAATATCAACGAGTGCATCTAGTGTTTCAACTGTGTCATTATTATTGATAGCTTCTTTGAGTTCTTTAAACTCTTCTTCGATTAAATTGACATAAAGCGCAAACTGGTCTTTATTAAAAGTGTCAACTGTTTGGCCACAGGCCTTCATAAACTTTTCTTGATCTCTAAACGGATTCATTCTTCTTCCTCGATGCCTTCGTATTCGGCAAGTTGTTTTTGGAAAGTCTTTAACTGCTCAATCAAATTAGTAATGCCGCCATAGTTCATAGTGATAGCACTATAACCCATTTTGAACTCTAGCCTGTTGTCACTGTTCATTCCTAGCGTGTAATAAGTCACAGTAGGCTTCTTAGGTTCTGGAATATATCCACCGCCATCTCCACCACCATGTTCAGGCTCTTTAGGAAATGGAACTACGTTATTAGGTTTCTTAAAAAATAATTTATCAAACATATGATTCTCTCTCATATTAAGCCAGCGAGCTAGCGGATTACAAATTAACGGTAATGACATCAGAAATATCCATACCGTCTGTGTACACCAAGTATACTGTCTATAGGGACTGTTTACAACCAATACGACTGAACTAATATAAAATACACCGCACCAGAACAGCCAATGCCCTCCAGTGCGGTCAAACAATTTCATTTTACTTGCCTACGTTGATGAACGGTACAACACCTGACATAGTGCTAGGCAACTTGCCATCCCACTTTTCAATTGCCTGCAACTGAACATATTGTGCGCCACCATTTGACTGGATAGCCTGTGCTTGGATAGCAATAGCCTTAGCTTCACCATCTGCTTGTGCAATACGTTGTTCAGCTTCTACTTTGATACGAGCCAAGTCTTGTTCAGCCTTTTGCTTGTTCTGTGTAGCAATAACTTTCTGTTCAACAGCCGCTTGGTACTCTTGGCTGAATCCAAAGTTAACCAAACTGATTTCACTAATGTCCAAACCATACTTGCCTACTTTGTTTTGTAGTTCAGTATGGATAGCAGAGCTAACTTCATCACGCTTGGTTACCAATTCTTCACTATTATAGTGGGCAGTGGTAGCTTTGAATGATTCGTTAATAGCTGGCAACAGGATCTTGTTTTCCAAATCTAGTCCAAACTCCTTGTACATAGTAGCCGCTTTGGCACCATCAATGCGATAGTTAACCACAATGTCTGTATGTACAACCTGCAAGTCCTTAGTACCCGCTTGAGCACCTTTCAAGTCTGCTTTTACAACACGAACTTCAACTTCCTTGACCTGACTGATTGGGTTTACAAAATGCAAACCTTCACTTAAAGTTTCTGGATTAACAGTACCTAGCGTAACCTGTACACCGATATAACCTGCTGGAACGATTGTAAATGATTCAAACAATGTAAACAAGATTACAGGCAACAAAGACAATACCCAAAGACGTTTGAGCATACTTGGATGTGCTTTGATACTATCTGTATCTTCTTTATAACGCTTAGCCGACTCAATAGCGTTTTCATAATTAGTTTTATTGTTGTAATCAATCAAGGCAAGCCCTGCCAAGACTACAATACCGAGTAATACTCCGAGAACGATTGTGAACATATTTTTCCTTAATTAAGTTCTTTAAATGCTTGTTCTTGGCGACTAGCCGCAAACTCACGTTGTTTAGCTTCTTCTTTTGCACGGCGCAAAATGTTAGCGTCACCTGTAGGCAATGCTACCAAAACGTATACACGGAAACGAGTACCTTCTGCTACACGCTTGATTTCTTTAACTTCAACGCCTGTAAGGTCTACAGTTGAGCAACTAGTACGCATAGCCATTTCGGACATTTCTGTACTTGCACGTTCGCTATCTGTACGATAGATCTTTGTACGTTGACTTACAGTACCGCCTGCCGCCATACAAATCTTGCCATAAGCATCTGCTTTGGCTTTGATATCAGCCATGCTAAAGTCTGAACTTACAGCACTACCGGCTTCGTAAACAGCACTATTACTCAGTGGAGGTTGTGACATCCACTTTGGTGCTTGATCAATTGCACGTTCGACATAACGTTCTTGACGTTCGCGTTCGTTATCAGCACGTTTTTGATACGGATCAGTTGTACCACAAGCCGCAAGAATTGCAACTACAGGAACTAGCAATAACATCTTTTTCATTTTGAACCACCCATCTTTTCTTTTGTCCACTCTGCTGTGGATTGAATATCCTTACCTACACCTGCTACTGTTGAGCAAGCGGCAAGGGCCGAAATCAAAATAAGAGCAACTACCATTCTCATTTTGCTAACTCCTGACTTTGTGTTTTAACTGTGTCTACACCTTTGTCTAACATACGAGCAATACCGCTGAACCCAACAGTAGCCAGTATCAATCCAAAGATAGTGCCTGCTATAAATGCCTTCATAAGTGCCTCTCTGTGTGTTTAAAATTTAATTGTACATGAAACCGTGCCAAACGTCAACCTTCAGATTTACCAATCGTGTCCTTGTATCTACATTCGATATTGGCATGACTATTAAACTTGCCGGGTAAATTCAAAAGAAGATTCTTACGTCCGTTTTCTCTAGCATAATAACAGATACTGTTCATCTGTTCAAGACCGGTTTCGGTTTGATCCACATGATGCATTTGTCCATCTACAGCAATATCATAATGCGCTGTACATTCATTGTTTAAGCCAAATTCAAAACGTTCTTCTTCTAGATTGGTAATCTGCCCAACATCGTGTTCGGCAACCAAATGACTATCTACATCAATATTGCACCCGTCTTTATCGTAGACTTTTGGTGCTTCAACCGAAGTAGTTTGGGGCAAAGCAGTAGGAGGATACGGAGCAAGATTGATATCAGAATGTCCAGTTATCCAAAGAAAAAAGATTAGTAGAACTGCGTACCACATAATTTAATACTTTCTATCAGTTACGATAAAAGTATTATAACTGAATTAGCGGTACTTGTCATCCAATTCGACGCTCGAAAGTCCAGCAATAGTTTGGAACTTTTCCCAAGCCTTTTTAGCGGCAGGATTTTTGGCTAGCTCACTATTTGGTAATACTGCTTCTAACCAAATTTCTGGACGGCGACTAGGGTGCGCACCAAACTTACGTGGCTGGTGTAGTTTACCAGTTTCCCAAAGTTCAATGCTTACACTACGAAAACGGTCTTCGTCTTCATCGGCATAGTTAGCCCACTCTGGATTACTCCACGGACTGTAGCCATGATATCCGGTCCAAATTCCTGCCCACTGTTCATCATCGTGCGGATCAAAATCTGTACGAGCAATAACAATGAGAACATCGTCGATATCTACCACGCCATCGACGATGTCTCGAACACAACGGCTATAACTAAGTCCGATTTTCATTTTGTTGAATCTTCAAGTTCTTTAATACGACCTTCAAGTTGCTTGACAGCACTTTCTAGTTTTTCAATATGATCAGCTACCTGCTTCATAAACTCGGCAGTATTTTCGCCTGTTACTCTTAGCATATCTGGTACACTAACTACTTGTTCGTTTGTCATTTAAATCTCCAATAAAATGTTAGGGTTCCAGCCAGTGTCCTCACTGTAACCATCGTTTTCGTAACCACGTGGGTTGCATACAACACGAGTCTCGCCAATCTTGTAATCAAACGGATGATGAGTATGCCCATGTGTCCACAAGACAATCTGTGGGTGATCCAAAATGAACTCACTCAAGTCACTGTGATATCCACCGTTCATCAATGTGTCGCTGCCATACATTGGGTGGCAACTTTGAAAACTAGGACTATGATGTCCAACTACAACACACTTCTTGTCCTTGTTCTCACTGAGTACATGACGGAAGTATTGCAGAGTCTTATCATGTCTATGAGCAACGTCTAACGCACTCATAGGAGCATAGCTTCTGTAATCATTACGAATGATACGGAAGTCGTTCATCATACTTTCAATGGCATGCATGGTCAATGGGTCACGTTTGTTCATGTTAGTCCAAAGTGTTCCGCCCATAAACACTACATCATCGATGACCTTAGTGTCTTGTTCCAGCATATACACGTTGGGAAACTTAGCGCATTCGTCACGCATATAATCAATGCCAGCATAAAACTTGCCATTGTAGAATTCATGATTGCCCATGATATAAACTACATGGGGAAACTGAAAACTGCAACGCTTCAAAAAGTCACGGAACCGCTGAGCACGTTCTTGCCTACGACCCAAACCAGTACCATTAGCAATAGCCCGTTGATCAGCTGTATTGCTAGGCTCAGGATGATCGTGGAGATCCTGGGCGATCATAATATCGCCACCAAGGATCAGTACATCATAGTTCTGATCATTTTGAATGTTGACGTCACTGAACTCTAAATGGAGATCACTGACCAGTTTGATTCTCATTTTCGTTTTCCATGTTCTCCAAAGACTGTTCCCACATTCTTTGGTCAAAAGATTTATCTACTGGGAATTTTGGTAACCCGTTTTGCTCTGCCCATTGTTTGGCATCTTCTTTATTATACTCGCCTTTTTCAACTTTGTCAATAAATGATTTGAGCATTTTATTCATCCAATCATTGAAAGTCATGTTTTCGGCATGAGCACATTTGAAAGCAAACATCAACAAGTCATCTGGCAAGTCCAAAGGAATGCTTATGTCTGTGGAATAGTCTTCACCTGCCTTAATAGCAAGACACTTAGAAATAAAGTCGTCGTCGACTTCTAAATCAACATACTCAACATCGTCCCATGCTTCGTTTAAGCTGATTCCACGAGCTTCAGCTTCTTTACGATGCTTGGCCTGCTTATTCTCAGCAATCATACGATAAGCACGTTTGTTGGTATAGTCACATACTTCTACTTCATATACCTTTTGTGTCTTAGTACTGAATACAATATTAAAACTCCAGCCGCCTTTATCGTGAAGACCATTCCAACTAGACAGTTGGTAGGCATTAGGTCCATAGCATGACCAGGTATAATCACCACCTTCGGTGATTCGATAGTCTACCAACTCCATCCATTCTTTCATTGTAATCATTGTTCGAATCCTTCCTTAAGAATTTTCTGTTCTTCCAATTCATCTTCAGGCGTATCAAAATCCTGACCGCCATGTTCTATGCATACAGTTTTAATCCATCCGCCGGGTGTTTGTGTTCCAGGCTTACCACATTCTTCACAAGTAACTCCTGACATAGACTCTGCCATGGACACTAGTCCTCGAATGTAGTCATCTCCGCCTTGGTAGTAAAAACGTAATGTACCAAACTTTTCCTTAACCTGATCTAAAGTTACCTGCGGAATAGGTTCGGGAATAGCTACAGGGTACTGATCAATAAGTTGTTGTCTACGCTTTTCTTTGTACTCTTGATTAATCATATCCTTGTACTCTTCATCAAACAATGTAGAGTCGCCGGCCTTGAGTTGTTCAGCTATTCGGTTAAATTTGATAGATACCTCTCGCTGACGTTCCTTCCAATCAAGGTGATGTTGGATATTACCCATAAGTTGATTAAGGATTTGAAACCAGCCATCGCCACATTCAAAACCCCAACACATACAAGTCTCTTGCATTGGCTTGTTGCGGTTAACCATCATCTTTGGGTATACCTTACATAAGTATTCGTCTAGTTCTTTTTTCATTTTATATCATCCGATGTTTCTGGAAAGTGACTAATAATCAAATCCAGTGCTTCAATAGTACGCATGTTAATTACTACATCCTCTGGGTGTAACCAATAGCCATCTGGGTTATTATCTGTCTTTGGATTCTTCTTCCAATTCTTTAATTCTTTTTTAAGATACGCACGATAGTCTTTCAAGTTAAGACTAGTAATGCGATCAGCAGTTTCACCATCAATCCATTGGTAAGGTTTGTGTTTTGCCTTGCTCATTAGTATACCTCTTTGGTTATAGTATATTCCTCTTTAGGCCATTTGGCCTTAAACTCATCTGTCTTTACATATTCATTGTATGCCTTGGCATCAAAGAATACTTTGGTAAATTCTGTTGCATAACTACCGCGCTTGGTAATTGTTAAGTAAACCGATTTAGCTGTACCTGCCATTACTGTGCCGCTTTCACAAAGTTAAGTCTAGTTTCATCATTTCCATGTTTCCAATGTTTACTATGATCCTTGACCTTAGCTTTAACAATGACACATGGACCGCGTTTTAATTCTGTTTGGCTCATCCAAGAAACCATTTTGTTGTTTATTATAGCACAAATATTCCAGCCTGTAAAGTTCTTAGACTTAATTACTTCTAATATTTCGCAATCTAAATCTGCCAAACGATCACCAACTGCCGCCAGCCAACCTGCTTCAACAGTTCGTGCGGCCTTCTTAACTTGGTTGTGTACAGCATCCTTGGCCTGCACACTGGGCAAACAGGCAATCCAACCAAATTCATTTTCTTTAACTGTGTCACTGCCTAGCAGGCTATTGACTTTGGTTAGGAATTCGTTTTCACCTTCGATAGCTATAAACACTAGACGCTTGTAATACTTGCGAATTTCTTCTGCACGAGCAACATCTTCGGGTTCAACTTTAAGTACCTTGGTGTCAGGTATGACCATTTTGTTATCTAATGTATAAAGCATTAGGGTTTTGTTGGCCTGTTTGGTATACATGTATACTCCATCGTCGGCATACACACCTTCGGGAACTTTAAGATATTCTCCGTTGATTCGCTGTGCCGCACAGGCTAGTTCTAATACCTGCTGTGTGGGAAACTCTTTTGGTTGCATATCGCTCTCTGTATGAGTTAATATACAAGTATTTTACATGAATATGAGTTCTTTGTCAAGTCGATCTAAATGCTGATAGACTTTTTTGGCAATGCGTTTGGTTATTTCGTTTAAGCCAAAATGCTGAATATATGCACGAAGCATTGGGCTAGATAAATTGGATCCTGTGCGCATCTTGCTCATTATGCTAATCCTGCTCAAATTTCTACGAGCACGGTCCTTATCCATAGTTCTTAATAGTTCGATAGCTATGCTTACACTATAAGCATCCATTTCATCATAACTGGCTAGGTATCCGTCATAAGGACTAAAACTGGCTGTATAGTAATCGATAAAACTTCTGCGACTGCTTTGATATTGATGACGGTATTCGTGTACAACTGCATCATATATTTCTATGAGAAAACTAGTTATTTGATGTTGCCCAAATTCTTCTGTGCCCGTCAAGTTGTGATGCACAACAATTTCTATAGGAGTTTCTCCATGCAAGTCGCTTTCGCTGTCATAGTAGGCCATAACATACCACTTGTCTGGATCCCAGTCTTTTTCACGTTTGGTTTTAATTACTAGATCAAAATCATTTTTTTTGAATGTGCGTCTAGTTAATGATATTAATTTTTTGAAGTTTGTTAGATCAGGACTCTTTTCTCGAACACTTTTACAAACTTGGTTTACGCGATCGAGAATGATGTTCATGTTATAACCTATATGTTATTCTGCCTTTGCTTAGATCATAGACGCTGACTTCTAGTTTAACGCTATCACCTAAGATGATCCTGATTTTGTTTTGCTTTAGTTTACCGCCCATATAGCAAAGCAAGGGCTTGTCCATATCTCCTACCTTGACTCTAAACATATTGCCAGGTAGCACTTCTTCAATTGTGCCTGTAAATTCTAATACGTCGTCTTTATTGCTCATCTTTTACTTTTGTTATGCTCCAAGAGCCATCTCCGTTATCTGTCCACTCAAGTGTGTCTCCTTCTTTCCAGCCTTGTAGGTCTAGCAATTCTTGTGGTAATGGCAGTACTACGTCTCCGCTACCGTCATCTGCTTCTTCAACTGTTATAGTCCAATGTGTCATAATAATATTTAACCTTACACTTTGTCATCGTCCCAAGGAACCGGAAACCATCCCAAACGGTTAAAGTCCTTTTCAACTTCTTCAGTGATAACACCTTCGGACACATACTTAGTACGTTCAAAATACTCGGCATCTTCTTTGCCGTCGATACTCAAACCGCCTCTAATACCGGAACAGTACCAGTCCATGTAGTCACCGCCCTTGCCTTGCCAATCGGCAACTTTGCCGCCGGCACTTCGCCAGCTACAATGCCACAAGTCTTTTTTGTCATCTTGTCTTAATGCTGGCACTAGTTCCCTAGGGCACCAACGCATATTACAAAATGCCGCATAGACATTTTGAGCATAGTCGTCACGAGTGCGGATCTTGTTTAGGATCTCATCATCGCGCCAAATTTCTTCTTCTAAATTTCTCAATGCCAAGATCCTTGAAAACAGTGACGAGTTTCATGTCCTAGTGTATGCATATTAGTAGCCTTGCCTGTAACTATAGTACAGACGTTTTCACCTTTATCATTCTTATCCCAAAAGCTACAGGCCTCAACAGCATATCCAAAACCACCAAACTTACGTTTACGGCTTTCACTTTCGCAACGAGCTTGTACATTATCTACACTGATCCAAGTAATAGTAGTTTGACTAACCTTGTTATCTGATGTAGGAAAATTATGTTCGGGATTTTCGTCATACGCAAATACGTTAGTACTTGCTAACATTACTGCTATTAAGATTGCCTTTTTCATACTAGCCTTTCTGGTTGCCTAAATTGGTGTGGACGGGAAGATTCGAACTTCCAAAGTCACTCAATGAGCTAGACCCGTTCCCTCCGTTCAGCTGGGGGACAGCTTACTAGGAGGAGGTTTACCAAGTTACACTCACGTCCACGTATGTATTATATATTAGATTTGGACGCAAGTCAACCTTATTTGGATTAAGGATATGTGGCTAATGTTTCGTATGTAACAGTTTCGGTAATTGTAAAACCGTTGTGATGTACTTTTCTATCTTTGGTAGTTGCTGTGATTCTAGCATCGGCTAGGAATTCATCTTTTGATGCTTCGTCTTTATAGATAATGATATTATGAACAGTGAGCGAACCAGTAGCATCTTCGGTTCTATGTATATCTAGTATTTTACCAGTAGAGATGTAATTTGTTTGTATATACTCTCTCACCGAAGCATCCGTTACAAAAAATGGATGTGAAAGATTTGATCTGGTCATTGTAATAGTTTGTTTAATTGGCATACGAATCTCCGATAGACAAATTATTTATCAAGAAAAATTACTCATAAATAATTTTATGGTACCTTATTTAATTAACAACCAACCCTATCTTAATTTAGAATCCGAGGTTGACTTAGCAGGATTAGAAGCTATAGAATTGGATATAGCACTAGGTTTGACTAAATCTAGACATCTTATAGTTGATACGGGTTCTAGCTATGAAGCTAGCTATAAAAATGAATGGCAAACTGGAAAGAAAAATCTAATGGATGCTACTTGGGAGGAAGTTTTAAAAGATCCTAATAATCCATTTTACAGCTACTATGAAAAATTAAATTTCAATTTATCTGATTGCAAATTTTTTACCAAATATGCAGGGGAATATCTACAGCTAGGGCAGATGCTGAACCTAAGATGGTGGACTACTCCTAAAGGTTTTAATCACAAAGGTAGGGCTAATATGTGCAAGGACACAGAAGCTTACCAATATTTTCCATCATTAAAGGAATGGATCAATAATCAAAAGATTTTTACGGAGATAGGCAGGGTAGTGTTTTTTCTAAACGGCCCAGGTGAAGAACCTATAATCCATTGGGATAGATATTTCGGTACTAGAGAACATTACATTTTAATTAACCTGCATCCTGGCACTAGAAAAAATACTTTTATTATAGATAATAATGGTAATAAACTTTTTGTAGAACCTAAAGTTTATTATTTTGATACAAGAAATTATCACGGCACAACCGGTTTAGGATTCCCATCTTGGACTTTAAGGATAGACGGACAATTTAATCCTGCGTGGGCTAGCAAAATGCAATTAAGTGATTAGAACATTGTCAAAAAGATGTATAGAATCTTTTTCAATTAATTCATTTAATTCTCGGGTAGGAATTCCAGTTATACGTATTTGGCGGCGTCTACTTGTGACCAATGGAACTCCGTGGAAAAAGTAATCATTAAACATGTAAACTTTATCGTTTACTTTATACGGAATACCTGTATCGGAGTCTAATGAATAAAAGATAGGCGAGCCGCCGTCGGTAAGATTTAAGGTAATACTTATAAAACCTGAATTCCATAATTTGTTAGAATTCAAACTACCACCCTTTTCTTTTAAAAAGTTTAGGTTATCTCTGTGTATACTTGCAAAAGTATTAGGTGCTAAACTAACACAACGTATTCCTATTAATTTAGAAAACGGCAATGATTTAATCCAATCGGTTATTTTTAAATTTTCATATTCGGGTTTAAAAAAATATTCTCCTGAATTTAATAATGTATTACGTAGTGCAACAGATCCTAATTTGCTTGCTTCTTTATAATTTGTGTTATCGGTTTGTAATTCTAACATACTAGTAGCCATCCACGAAGCTACTCCTCGTTCGATAATAGTAGAAGAATCGATAGCCTTTACATTGCATGTATCGTATACATCAGTTGGAACCATATTCCATTTTTCATTAATAGGTTTAGTAAGTTCCCAACTCCGAATGCCGTTGGCAATTGCACGACTTCTAGGCAAAATATATTCGTCATATTCTTTTACAAATAAATCTTGATCGAAATCTATGTTAAGTTTAGCATAGATAATATTTTCTAATTTCATAATGGACTTAAATTATTTATAGCCTGCTCATAAGTTATTTGCCATTCACCTATGAAGTATGGAAAAGTTGCCAGTATACGTTCACGCATTGGTATGTTAATTTTGGCAAGTTTTTCAAATCCTGTGTATTTGTCTCTTATTTCAAATTCAGGATAATGTTTTTTGTAAAATGAGTGTTTAAATTTATCGTTGCTCCAGTAGTCTGTTTTGTCATTGATCAAATCCAAAGTCATTTCATCTTTAAGACAACTTAATATTTGTTCAGGACTAAATTGATGAAAACCAGGAATGCCAGGTATTTGATTAAAAATCCAATATTTGTTCCAACTACAGATACGTTCTTTTTCTTGAAAGCACCATTTGCCTAAATATTTTACTACTACAGGTTCACCTTGACCTAGTATAGTAAAATTTGGTATTTGTTTTGCTAACCATAAACTTGTAGCACGTTCGCAGGTAGTTTGATAAGATTTTACAGTATTTTCAAACTCAGAAGATAATAAGTATTCTTCCACATCTAGATCATAAAAATCTATATCTATATTATGATACTGACAAAATTTTATAGCATAATCTATATCGTGTTTGTTCTTGCCGTCTTTAAAACGCATAACTGCGGCACGAAATGGAATACCGGCATCTAATAATGCCCATGCAGTTATTTCGCTATCTGCTCCTCCACTAAGCATTACACTAATATCATCAGTGGCAATATCTGCAATATACTTGGCGGCATATATATTTGCATCTCTAAAATCCATCACAGCATCAGCACGACCATAATCGCAAGTAAATGTCTCAGTAGGACTTGTTCGATTTTTAAACCAGCCAGATTCTTTATAGCCAAATTTAAAATGATTGTTTTTAGTAAATTCAAACATGATGCCTTTCTAGTGATAAGTACTAGGATATTTATAAGGTATTTGTTAGATGAAAAAATTCTATATAGCCGATGTGCCGCTATCTACTACTGTTACTAGTTGGTTGAAATCAAATACGGATTGGGTTGATCTAATGAAATCTGTAAAACCTAGACAGGATCTTCCTCCTGTTTTAGCTTTTAAGATAAACGATTTTGATCCTAACACTCTAGCTAATAGTATTTTGGATGCAACTAAGATATATGGTGACCACGGTTGGAAGTCTGCTGAAGGGGAAGCACCGGGCTATACAGGATTTAGTTTAGTTTATAACCCTAATCAACAAGATGGGTTAGACCCACATTCTAGCACGTTAGGTACTCCTAAAAATACTGTAGACGAATTCTTTTGGAATAAAACTGCCAATCACAAAATATTAAAAGACAGTTACTTTGATGGTTATGGATTTAATGTGCCAACTCCTGCAAGCGAGCATACAGACTTTGGAGTGTTTATGCAACGATGCAAACGCACCCGTGTACGTAGTAGGCTCAGTATACTTAACGGCGAGTACTTTTATGAGTCTCGCAAAGATAAACGTGGTTGGCATAAGGACGAACCTATCTTTGAAAATTTAAGAATTAATATTCCTATTACAACTAACGATCATTATAAATTTGAATTAGAAAATTATGAACCTGCACACTTAGATGTAGGGTGGGCCTACAGTTGGGATACGTTTGTGCCGCATAGAGTCTTTAATGAAAAATCAGATCCAAGCCGTCGCATACATATTGTTTTAGGTTTTAGCCCTTGGTGGGACTATTTGCCAGAAGAACAGGCATGGGTACAGAATGAATTCTACGGAGTTAAACATCCATTTGATATGTTAATAGATGGAGATGTATTTGCAGGCATTAGTTTCGATCCTATTAAAAAGGTCTATTGATGTTATTCAAAGATTTTAAAAATTTCTATCAGCCTTATTTTTATGATCAAACATTAGATGTGATCCCAGTTACATCTGCAACTATGGAGCAAGCAAATAGTTGTGAGTTTATCTCAGAGTTTGATCATAGCCAAGTTTCAGATCTTCCACTTAAGGAACTAGTTGAAAAACATATTATTGAATTGCCTAAAGGATTTACATTTATTAGTGCAGGACATGATGCGGATCCAACAGACAAATATCTTCGCCCTATAATATCTAAATTACGACCAGATATAAAATACATTAAACCTGACAGAGAGATTGATTTGGATTTTGTTGAAAAATCTGCAAGTAAGTATTTTTCAAATCATCCTTTTTTAACTCACACATTGGCAACAGTAGAAAGATTGATAAAAGAAGATATACCTTGCGGACGATTTGGACCATTCATCAGGGGAAGTAAAATTTTAGATAAATGGCTTATTCAGGAAATATATGATACTATTCCTATGTATATGATTGGTAATCAATACGCAGATATGGTAGTGCCTAATTTTGTGTTACCGTTCTCAAGGGCATTTATTAAAAACATAAATTTACCAGAATGCAGATATAAAACTAATCAGATAGGCCCTGTAGTGCTTATGATGGCATTGCTAGATGATGTCAGCATCGCTACTCAGCCATTAACTGATGGAGACGATTGGAATTGGTATCCACAACTGGTTAATAGGAATTGGCAACGTCCAACATACTATCAACTAGAGGATTTTATATGTTAATGCGTAGAGCTACATTGCAAGAATGTTTGCCTTTAATTAAAACGGCATGGCCAGATTCTTATCACATTCTTCCAATTGATAATTCTTTTGGGTTAGTTAAGTGGAAAGCATCTGATCTGACAAATGCAGATCCTAAATTCTATGTTATAGAAATAGAACAAAAAATAGTAGCTTGCTTGCATGTATTTTATGCAAGTTCAGATGTGCTGTGTATTAGAACTATCTCTGGCACAGCATCTTTAGAACAATGGCAAGCATTGTTTAACATTGCTCTAAGCAATAGTTTAAATGTAAAAAAAGTTTATATAGTATTTAAAGAGTCTATAAATACCCTTGTCAAAGACTTAGGGTTTAACGATATACAAGGTCCTTTTTGGACTTATGATTGGAAGGTATTCCTGGCATGGAAAACGGTTTAGTAGATATAAAGATACAAGACGATCAAGACGCATTAAAAAATCCAATAGAGATTTGGTACGGAGATCAATTGGGAGGATCTCGTGCGATGCCATTGTTCTTAAAAACCTATGCAGAAATTATGGAAAAAGGTTTTGCAGGCCCATATACCGCATGGGGAGAAAGCAATAAGTTTAATGTAGTTTATTGTACCGATTCTAATCAAAATATTTTAGGTGGGATAGCTTTTGAATATAGACCTTTACTCAAAGAAGGTTGGATTGTGTTAAGTTTTGTAGCGCCTGAACAACGAGGCAAACGAATCAATACACTGATGCTTAATTATTTTGAAAAGATGATAAAGGATCGCGGCGGCAATAAAATTTGCAGTCACATACATATTGACAATATATCGCGTTTGAAATCAGCAGAAAGGTCGGGAATGAAACCACAATACTACCGTATGCTCAAATGGATAGATTAATTATTGCCATTTTCTAGCATATATTGTATTAAACATAAATCTAGAATTAACTACTTGCACATCCCTAAATCCTATATCTGCTAATGTATCTAAATACCAATTTAACGGTTTAGTGACTAGAACTCCTACGATTGCTTGTTTTTTCTTAGCAATATCATCTTGCGATATACCGTTATTAAATTTAAATTTGTGATATAATTGTTCAGTTGTATCGTCGTGATTCATTTTGTCCGTTAAAATTAATATCCCCCCAGGAGCAAGATTATTGTAAATATTTTGTAGATAATCCTTGCGTTCATGTATAAAATGTAAAGTCCAATTGGCTAGTACTACATCCCATGTTTGTTTTGGAAATACATTACTTAAAATAATTTGATTTTTATTACTGCTTCTTTCATACATGTGCTGGCTATTTTCTACACCAAATATATTAGTGTAGCCTAACTTTAGAAATTTATCTACTGTGTATCCTAAAGCACTGCCCACATCTATCAATTTAATGGACTTGTCATTTTTATAAATTTCTGTAACATAGTCCACGCACAGATTTAATACTCTATGATAATCCGGAATATGAGTCTCGGCTTCTTTTTGAAATCTATTAGCCACTTGTTCGTCAAACACCCATGGAGTCGACTTGATATACGATTCGGGTTTTACTATCATAGGCATTAAAGATTCTTTATCTTGAGATAATACTGCATCAGTAATAGTTTTAATAGGACTGATTGCGTTTTTAAAAAACCTCATCATGTATCTTGAGGGAAGAATCACTTTAGATCCTGGACGTTTAATTGCAGTAATATACGTATCGTGAGTATTAGGATCTTCTAATGGCCTAGGATATAATAGTCCTTCAGTACATCCAAATCCAAAAACATTTAAAAATTTACTTATAGCCGCAGGACTAGCTCTAACACCAATACCGTTATATGCCAAATTTAATTCTGTAGAATTTATATGAACATTGTTTATAACATCTATTACAGGACTATCTTTGTGCAACATATGGTGAGGATAGCTACCATCTAACACAATAACATGATTGCAAATTCTCGACACTTTTTTAAGCAAACTATAGGTGTCCATAAAAGCATATATGACTCCTAACAAGATTACAACATCGTATGTTTTATTCTGTGTATCTAAGAAAGTTTCTATATTGCTATTAACTATATCAAAATTTGTCCAATAATTTCCTAATAGTCTCTGACTAATGTCACACATTTCTTTTTGTATTTCCACTCCGGTATAATGTTTAGCACCAAAAGACAAACACCAGTGTCCGGTCGCTCCTATACAACTACCGAGATCTAAAACTGTAGCATCTTTTAAAAGATTAGAAGGTAATAGTACTTCATGTCTTCTATCTAGAGTTTCGGCTGTAATAGGTACATGTTCTCTGTGTCTTCGAGAATCTTCGTTTATAAATTCTGGATAATTGATAAAAAAATTGCTCATGAAATACTTATATAAATATTTCCTCTATGATAAATTTTACACATAAAAATCATTTAAGATATGCTATCGATAATCGACCATTTGGTTATAGAGAAAATTCTTTAGAAAAATATACAGTTAGTCTTGGAACAATTGATCCGGAGCGTTATTCTAAAAGCAATTATATAGACGAACTACACAGAACAGCCAATCTTATTAGACAAGATTTAGGCAATGATTTGGTAGTGTTTCTATCCGGCGGAACTGACAGTGAAATTGTAGTTAGGAATTTTATAGCCACTGGCTTTAAACCTCGCTGTGTTACTATTAGATTTAAAAATGATTATAATGCATCTGATGTAGCAGAAGCACAAACACTTGCCGATGAGCTAGGAGTTGAACTAGACTTTATAGACTTCGATGTTACTGATTTTTATTACTCAGGAGAAGCAACCGAGTTTGGTAAATCTATACAATGCACACAAGTAACTTACTTGATGGTTTATAAAAGCATATTGGATTTAGGCTTGCCCGCAGTAATGGGCGGCGAAGTATTGCTTACTAGAAAAGTTGAACTTGATAAGTTCTATTGGTATTATACATTCCGCGAAAACGAAGATGCCAGTGCTATGCGTTTTACAAACAAATACAATATACCTTTAGTTAATGAATGGTTTAGCTATACACCCGAGTTGTTGTTGCATTATTTAGAAGATAGTGATATACAAAAATTAGTAACAACTAGACACAATTATAAGTTAACCAGTGTAAGTAGTAAGAACGCAATACTTGGAAGATTGTATCCAGGCATCAGACAAAGAAAAAAGACACACGGTTTTGAAAACCTGTTGGCTTTTAATTACGAAGCTTACAATGCTATCGGTGCAGAACAGATCAAACGTTTAGAATCAAGTCTAGATGGTGTAGAGATTTCTACAGCTATTCAACAGTTAAAGGGATTGCAATGAAACTTGTAGTAGGAGATCCTCCTAGACATATAGAAATATTTTTACCTCCCCATAAAACAAAACTTGGAGTGTTTGTAAGTGGGGGCATGGACAGCGCAATATTATATTATTTGTTATTGAAAAAAAAGTTTGATACAAATTCTAATCATGAAATAACTCCGTTGTCCATGCACAGGAAAGAAGGATCTAGATATTTTGCAAATCTAGTAACAGCTTATGTACAACAACAGTTTGGATTGCCTGTTACTAGTCCTATCATTGTTGGGGATAATACATTACCAGAAGAACAACAGGTTAAGTCTGGTGTAGATGAAGCATATCGGTTAGGATATGAAAGAGTTTATGTGGGGTTAATTGAACAGTTGCCACAGCACATGATCAATTGGCAACCTATACCCTATCAAGAAGGACAGCGATTCAGAACTCCATTAAAAACTCTAGACAAGAGTTATATAGTTGAACTAATAAAACAATTTAATCAGGAAGCCTTATTTCATATTACTCATAGTTGTAGTGTACTAGAACTAGGTAGATGCAATGAATGTAATGGATGCAATGAAAGAAGCTGGGGGTTTGCTCAGTTAGGAATTAAAGACCCGGGTACATTATGAAAATCGAAAAGTTAAACGAAACTCATGCGGACGCTATTCGGCATTTATTTTATATGCCAAAGTTTATGGGTGTTGATCCTTCTCAAAATTATTTTGTAGGCAAAGAAGAAGATTTTGTAGACTACTATCACAAAATGTTTTGCCAAACGTATTTGTCTGAGTTACAAAACTATCACGCATTTGGCGCAGTAGACGACGATGGTCAAGTACAAGCTCTGATAGCATTTTATGAATCAAATGAAGATCCTAGTTGGTACTGGAGTCATGTGCGTAGCAAAGATTCTAAACAAATTAAATTAATTTTAGATGCAGTAGTGGCTTACAATGAATCAAACAATCGTTATAAATTCTACAGCATGTTTCCTTTAAAGTATGATGCACTATACAGAAGACTGGCATTCAGTAAACAGACCAGCGAACGCTATGGAGCCTTTAACGAGTTTTATATTAAGGCCAGAGAAAAATGTGTATACAATCTTCCTTGGCAAATATTATATAATCGTACACTAGTTCCTGTAGATACTGTAGTCCGTTGTACATATCTCAAGCCTGAATACAGAACACTCACGTCAGGCGGAAATTTGTAATGTACTCTCCAGTAAAGTTATGTCCGTTTGAAAACAATTATTTAAAGCTAGGAACTAATATAGACCTAGCTAACAAACTACAGGATTTTTTTAAAGATCCTGCAAATGATTATCTTTGGAAAATTTCTACAACAAGACAACGTGTTACACAAGCTCTTAGACATACAGAGTGTGTAATGCTAAGACAACTAAAAGTAAACACTCGTCCTAAAAACACTTTGGAATTTAATCAAATTATGGAAACAGTAGATACTGATGCTAGTTCTATTTCATTATTTAAAGATACAGTCAAATGGATGGAAAGTTGTTTCAATGATGCTAATGTAGAATGGGGTCGTATTTTCTTTAGTAATCATCATGCTAGTACACAAATAGATCTACACACAGATGAAGGCGCATACTTCAGCTATTATGATAGGTTTCATTTTGTTGTGCAATCAGAAGGTGATAATATATTTCATATAAGAGATGAAGATGTGCGTCTAGAGCGCGGATCATTCTACTGGGTAAATAACCATGTGCCACATTGGCTAGCAAATAACTCTACCGTGGACAGAATTAATCTAATTGCAGATGCAAGACTAACATGATAGAAGAATTTTTTAATCAGCCGGGCGAGTATTGGCGAGATTTATTATACAAGAAAAAATTGCTAGTATTTAAAAACATGCAATTTTCTAAATTAGACTACGTAAAGTTTTGTAGTGTATTTGGACGATTATGGGAAGCACAAGATTATCGTAGCAGTAGAGAACGTGTAGAAGCAGTAATCGACGGAAACAATTTTCATGTTATTAGTCCTATGAGTAATTTAATTGCTCCCCGCATAGGACAACAAGAAATGCCTTGGCATGCAGATATCCCAAATCATAAAAATAATCCCTTTCCTATACGAACTATATGGATGGTTAAAAATCCCAATCCAGAATCAGGCTTAACATCTTGGTTAAACATAGAAGATGGTTTTGATATGTTGCCTGAAGATCTAAAACTACAGGCCGAAAGAATAAAAATTGTACAGCAGAGTTGGTGGATACCAGGCACTAGTATACAAGAATATGACTTTATTAAAACACATCCTGTTACTGGTAGGAAGTCTCTCAGGTTAAACTATTTTTGTGAGCCAGATAAAAATGTAAACGATGCATGGATTAAAAATGTAATAGTCGACGGACAACTATTAGATCCCCGTGAAACACTATTGCCCTATTATAATTTTTTATTGAGCAAACCAGAATTGTTATACACTCATAAATGGGAAACATACGACATTATAGTCTATGACAATTGGTCGTTTGTCCATAGTCGAACTCCACTAATATTTGACAGCGCATTAGAACGATTAATGTATCGCACTAACATAGATCACGTAGTCAAAAAAATAGACCCCTAAGGGCCTATTTCAAACATACCAAATTTCTGTAAAGCCTTCGTCTTCTGTTGGCATTTCAAATCCATCAATCATTTGCTCTATGACATCAGCAGGAATCTCTTTGCCCGGACGACTGGCTAATCTACGCTCTAGTTCTGCCTTTTCAGGTGTAGCAAACACTACAGCAATATGCTCATAGTCGGGCAACATATTAAACTTGCGAGTACGACTAGCAATAGTAGTACTAGTTTGATCCCAAATGATGTCGTGCCCTAGCTTACGAGCATTAACAACTTGTTCTACCATCAAATCTACAGCCTTAGGCATATATTCTGTAAATACTTCAGAATAAGTCTTGCCCACTGATCTAGCATAGTCTTCTACAAACACATCTGTTGAAACTATAGTCAAGCCCAACGCCCACTTTTGATTTTTAATCCAAGTACTCTTTCCAGATCCTGGAACTCCAATTAGTTGATAACACTTAGCCATTTTTCAACCTTTCAATTTCATCTGCGGCTTCTTCTAGCAAGTCTGCTATACGATCGCGGGCGCCTTCCTCAACACTTTTACGTCCAGGAATTTGCCTGCGAATCTCTGCTCGTTTGCGTAGACGAAACAATAGACTTTGTTCACTGACTGGTAAATGACTTTCGTCTATCATAACGCCTCCACTTTACTTACTGGCACAGTCCATAAGTCGCCCTTAACGTCTTTGAAAAGTAATTCTTGCTCTCCCCAAAGTCTTGTAGTTGACTCCCCTACTAAAGTAAGAAAGTCACCGGGCTTCAATTGAAAGTGCATCTGTTTTACCATATGCGTATTCATAACGCCTCCATATAAATTAACCTTTGATTGTTACTTCGTAAGTAATTGCACTGGTTCCTGAGTCTGTGCTTCTGCCGTAACCAAGAAACTTTCTGCCAATTTCTTTCATAGTAGCTCGTCCTTCTTTTAGAAGTTTACGAGCATGTTTCATTTCTTTCGATCCAGCTTTAACTTTTACAGTTCCACTGGCGTTACTCCAAACTACATAATCAAAATTAACTTTAAACATATCAATCACCTTTCTGGTGGTGTCCTTTAATTTCATTGTCCTTGATTAATCGGATAGCACGTTCCATTGAAATAACGATTTCCCCAGTTGAGTCCATCCCTACATCCAATGCACGAAATTTTTCCAACCCGCTCGGGCCACCATGCAAGTGTCCGTGAAAGTGCAAAGCTCCTCTGTGCATTTGGTCCCACTCGGAGATTGGATAGTGAAACATGACAATCTTGTGACCATCATAATTCACATCCAAGTACTTGTGTACTTCCTTAAATGCACCACGGAAAGTTACATCATTCAATGTCTTCTTATCATGGTTGCCTTCAATCAAAATCTTTGTTCCGTTCAAACGCTTGATCATACGTCCGGCATCACTGCCTGACATAAATGCTACATCTCCCAAAATGTAAACAGTATCTTCTGGAGCAACCTTGTCGTTCCATTCTTCTACCATAGCATTGTTCATGTAGCTGACATCATCGTTGAAACGGGCTCGTGTCTGTGGGCAGAACTTCATAATGTTCTTGTGCCCAAAATGCAAATCACTAGTTACCCATGTTCTCATTTTATTCTCCTACGAATTCCTTAACGGCTTCAAAACGAGTTGAAGCAGGAACCCACTTAAATTGTTCACGCTTACGGTTAGCCTTTTCCCAATCGAAGTTAACCATAAACCATTCCTTTTCTGTGCTGAAAGAAACATCGCGAGCGAACTTGACGATGTGAACCCAGCGTCCGTTGAATTTAGCAACAACCATCATATTCGCTCCTTTCTATGTAATGTATCAATTATACAATCAGAGTACGATTACGTCAATTCTAGTTGTTGCTAAAATACAACGATTACCAGTCGTTCGTAAACCGGCGCCAATCGTCGTTTAACGGGCTTTCGTTAGGGTCGTATGTCCAACCCAAGGCCTTCATCATCCGGTGCTTAACGAGCAGATTAGGGCTTCTAAACCGCTCTGTATCATTAAAGCCCATCATAACGCCCACTTCGCACACTGCTCCAGAACGGCAAATACCCGCGAAACAATGTACAATTACATCCATGCGCTCTTCGAGTGCGTGTTGTAAAAGAGCCACAAGTTGATTGGCTTGTTCTTGACTACACTTCATTTCTTCTTCAAGAACATGGTCGTTTTCCTCCACGTCCAAAAATTCAAAACGATGTACTTCTTTGAACTGATGTTTTGGTGTAGGGAACCAGCTAGCAGGATCCGCAATTTGGATCAGCATACTGTTCTCACCTACTGCGACATGGAACCCTTTTGGAATATCATCTGCCGCACAATTTTGAATCCACGGCATAATGCCTCCTTAATGAATAGATTCTTTTGCGTCTACTTCACATTCGACTACCCAGTTATTAAATTGGGTAAACTTGTTTACTTCGACACCTAGCCCAACTGCTTCGTTTACAAAGTGCTGTAATAGCGCATTGTACAATTCATCGGGCATAGTGTCTTTATCAAATTTAATTTTCATCGTGATATACTCAATTCTGCGTCAGGATTATCCCAACAGGCGTTACGGTATCTGTAGACAAAGTCGCAAAGACCTTCGTAGCTACCCCATCCATTTTCAGGATTAAACTTCTTAAACTTCTCTGGATCACTTAACAAAATGTTCCAGCCATCGTCCAACAAGTCTGCAATGTCCCTAGCAAACTTAAAATTAAGTTCT